AGCTCGGCACCGGCAAGTCGGTGCGCGAGGTGCTGGCCGAGATGGGTGTGCGCCGTACCCGCGTCGTGCCAAAGCTCACGGTGGAGGAGGGCATCCAGCAAGCGCGGTTGCTGATCCCGCGTAGCGTGTTCGCGGTAGACAAGTGCGCGCAAGGGCTCGAGGCGCTGCGCCAATATCGCCGCGAGTACGACGAGAAGGTGCGCGCGTTCAAGGATCGGCCGCTGCACGATTGGACATCGCACTCTGCTGACGCCTTCCGCTACCTTGCCATTGGCTTGCGCAAGGTGCCGCAGGAGCAGCGGTGGGGCAAGATCGACTACCAGACGCAAGGAATCGTATGAGATTGACCGACGAGGAACTGGTAGCCGCTATCGAGGCCGAGGAGCGCGTTGCCATCGACGCGCAGGACGGCGAGCTCGCGCAGCAGCGCGCAGAGGCGCTCGAGCTCTACCGTGGCGAGGCAACCGGCGTGCTCGCGCCCGTCGAAGGGCGCTCGAGCGTCGTCTCCCGCGACCTGATGGACACGGTGCAGTGGATCGTCCCGCAGCTTGCCCGCGTCTACCTGGGCGGCGAGGAGATTGGCAAGTTCGATGCAGTCGGCCCCGAGGACGAGAAGGCCGCCGAGGTCGAGACGCAAGCAGTCAACTGGATGATCCGCGAGAAGAATGACGTGTTCTCGCACGTCATTAGCACGCTGACCGATGCGTTGTTGTTGAAGAACGGCTACATCCTCGCTTACCCGACGAACAACCAGGACATCCGCACCGAGGTCTACACCGGGCTGGCCGACGAGGAAATGGCGATGCTCGCGCAAGATCCGGAAGTGCGGATCGTGGAGCATTCCGAGTATCCCGATCCGATGGCCGCAGCGATGCCGCAGCAAGTAGGGCCGGATGGGATGCCCATGCCGCCGCCGATGCTGCACGATGTCAAGATCGAGCGGCAGTACAAGGACGAATTTACAGCCATCGAGTCCATCCCGCCCGAGGAGGTGCTTGTCTCGCGCCGGCATCGGTGGACGAGCCTCGAGAAGGCCGATTTCGTGCAGTGGCGCAGGCGCGTAACCATCGGTCAATTGCGTGCCGAGGGCTTCAAGGTGCCCGACGACGCGCAGGAATACACCGAGTTGTCCGAGGAGCGGGAGACGCGCGAGCGGTTCTATACGTCCTATAGCGAGGACGACGAGACGGGGGACGTAACGCGGCGCACGGTGCTGTGCAAGGACACGTTCCTGAGGATGGACATGCGCAACGAGGGCGTGCCGCAGTTATGGCGCGTGGTCATCATCGACGGGATGCGTGAGCCGATCCTCAAGGAAGAGGCGGACGTAATCCCGATTGCGGCGTTCTCGCCTTTGGTCTATCCGCACTCGCACCAAGGCACCAGCATGGCGGACCTTGTGTCCGACCTGATGGTTATCAAGTCGGTGCTGATGCGCCAATTCCTCGATGGCGTCTATCTGCAGAACAGCGGTCGTGTTGCGGCGGACATAAATCGCGTCAACGTCGACGATCTGCTGGTAAATCGCCCCGGTGGCGTGATCCGTACCGAGGGCGATCCGGCGTCGGCCATCTTCCCTGTGCAGTCTGCGGACGCGGGACCGTCGATTCTGTCAGCTATGGAGTACATGGAGTCGGTCAAGGAAGGGCGCACGGGCGTTACGCGCTACTCCGCTGGCCTGGACGCCAATACGCTCAACAAAACCGCAACGGGCATTCAGCAAATCCAGAGCGCCGCTAATCAGCGCATCGAACTGATCGCGCGCACGCTTGCCAGCGGCTTCCGCGACCTGTTCATCATCGTACATACGTTGATGTCCAAACATTCTACGCGGCCCATTCAGATCAAGTTGAAGGGCCAATGGACGCCGATTGACCCGCGTTCGTGGGCGAAGCGCACCGACTTCTCCATCAGCGTCGGCTTGGGCACCGGATCGCCCGAGGTGCAGATGCAGAAGCTCATGATGATAGGGCAGGTAATGCAGCAGGGGCAGCAATTGGGCGTGGTCGGGCCGGAAGAGTTCCTGAACTGGTTTGACGACCTGTGCAAGGCTGCCGGCTATCGCAATCCTCGCCGGTTCTCGCAGGAAGTGCAGAAAGACCCGCAGACGGGGCAGCCGAAGGTGCCGCCGCCGCCCAAAGATCCGGCCGTCCAGGTCGCGGAGATCAAGGCGCAGACGGACATGCAGTCGCGGCAGATGGAGTTCCAGGCCAAGGGCGCCGAGGCGCAGCAGAAGCTGCAAGTGGACATGGAAAAGATGAAGGGCGAATTTGCGCTGCAGCAGACGAACGATCAGCGCGCGCTCGAAATCGAGAAGTACAAGATCGACCGGCAGATGGAGCTCGAGCGGTTCAAGGCCGAGTTGCAGGTGCAGGTGGAGCTCGAGAAGGCGCGGATCAAGGCGCAGGCTGACGTGCAGGCAGCGGAGGCTAGTTACGAGTCCAAGACCGAGGAAGCCGCCAAGGGCGAAGCGGTCAAGGCGAAGGATTCCATCGCGGCGATTGTCGAGATGGTGCAGGAGATGCGGGACCACGCCAAGGCGCCCAGGCGCATCGTGCGCGGGCCGGATGGCAAGGCAATCGGGGTGGATGTCGGGGGTACTGTACGCAACATCGAACGCGACCAAGACGGACGAGCCGTCGGTTTGCACTAGGAGCTAAATTATGGCCGCTGGAACCTTCACGTTTTACGACACTGCTGCGCTGGCGCTGATGGGCGAAGGCGACATGACGAGTGCAAGCGTCACGCCGATGCTGGCGTTGGTCGGTTCGACTTACTCGCCCAACGTTGACACGCACGACGAGTGGGCGGACGTTTCCGCGAGCGAGCTCGGCACCACGAACACCGGCTACACGGCGGGCGGCAAGACGCTGTCAGCGGTGACGCTGACCGAAATCACGGCCGGTTACAAGGTGTCGTCGGATGCCACGGGCGGCATTCAGTGGACTGCGGGGAGCGCGGATTTGCCCGCCTGGAAGTACGCCGTGATGTACCTGAAGGGCACGGTGGAGGGCAAGACGAACATCCTGATCGGCTACTTTGAGGGCAATTCTGGCTCGACTGTGCCGGCGACGACGAACACGAATACGCTGACGATCAACTGTCCGTCGGGCGGCTGGTTCGACGTGACGCACGCCTAATGCCCCTGCGCCTCCTCCTGCTCGCGCTGGCCCTGATCGCGGGGCCGGCGCTCGCGGCGTGCTCGGGGTCGAGTCCGACGCGCACGGCGGCGAGTTGTTCATCGACCGACGTTAATGATTGTATAACTGCTGCATCTGCTGGGGATACGATCAACGTACCGTCGGGGTCTTGCACATGGTCGGGGATGTCGATTGCTAAAGCCGTGCATCTGAAAGGTGCTGGCGTAGGAAAGACCACCATCACCATTTCCGGAAACACGATTACGAAGCAAGCTGCCGGCGTGACCAGGATAAGTAATTTCTCGTTTTCCAAGTCAGGCGGCGGTAACGAAAGTAAGGGCTTTGAGATCGGAGGATCGTGGACTTCTGCTGAACCTGTGATCTTCAACGATAACGCCTTTACTATCAGCAATAGTGGCTTATTCCTGTTGGCTGTGGCTGGCGGGGTGATCATTGCCAGCAATGCTTTTACTGGCGACGCTGATGATTCGTTTATTCAGCCAAAGGATTCCGAGGATGCTGATAATTCATGGTCTACAGCGTCCACAATGGGAACAGCGGATACAAACGGGAAACTGAATCACTACATCGAAACCAATACCTTTAACGGCGGGACGAATCAAGGTATTGACTGCGACGACTCAACGCGGTGCGTTTATCGGTACAACACGGCGACATTTTCATCGTTTAACTCGCATGGATGGGCAACCTCACCAGTAGGTGTGCGTCATTGGGAGGTGTACGAAAACACGTTCATTCATACTGGTGGATCAGGCGAGCTAGCGAACCAGAATTGGGCTATTTGGATTCGTGGCGGGACCGGAGTCATTTTCAACAATGACATTGATGATCTGGCGGGCTCATATTGGGGGGATAAGCCTGAATTGCGTTTCTCCATTCGTGGAGCAGAAGACGCGCGCCCGCAGGGAACGTGTCAACAGGTGTCATATCCGGTGCCGCGTCAGCTTGGTCAAAGTCACAACGGTTCTGCGTACATAACGGACCCCATTTACATTTGGGGCAATACTGGAACCGTTGAGATTGCGGCGGATTGGAATTGGGGCAATCCGTGTGGCTTTACTTGGAGCACATTTTTTCAGTGGGGCAGAGACGCATATAACACTGGCAGCGCCAAGCCAGGGTATACCGCATATACCTATCCGCATCCGTTGATTAGTGGCGCGTCGAAATTACCTGGGCCTAACCGTCCACGCTGGCGTCCGGCGTGGTTGGAATGGTTGCGCCTGCATTACGCAATGGTGAATGTATGGCACTGACGTATGCAGAGTATTACAAAAACATATCTGCGACGGCAGGGAACATTACTTCCGATTCATTTAGTGTTGTTTCTGGTGATGTCATATGTGTCGTATGGAGCCACGAGAATGCCAGCTTGGTGCAAAACCTAACAGTTAGCAATACCAACACTGCTTTTACTTGGAACGACATTCAAACTGCATCGGCGGCGGGTAACTGTTATGTGCGTGGATGGTATGCAGTGGCATCCGCATCGCAAAGCATGACGGTTTCCATTGTTAATGATTACGGCGGACTGGCCGCTGTTGCTACGTTATCGTGCATTGTGCATTCCGGCGCACATGCTACGACTCCGGTTCCGGCCGGGAAGATTTATAGCGGCACCAGTGGCAATGATGTAAGTCAGTCGATTACGCCGACGGCCAGTGGGTCATGTCTGTGGATGGCTGTAGCGGACTACAACGCTGCCAATGCGCTTGCGGCGAACGCAAATTGTTCTGTAGAAAGCAGCTATCACGACGCTGCGGCGATGACGACTGCCATCATCCGCCCGACAACGCAGCCGCGCACCGATGCAAATGCCTTCACCATAGGCGAAGCGAGTGACGGCACGGCTGAAACGACAGCGTGGATTGCGTGGGAAGTCGTCGCGGCCGAAGGCGGCGCCCCGCCGTCCATCACCCCGCGCGCCGCAGCGTATTACCGCATGATGAGGAGCCGATAGCATGAGATGGCTGAAAGAAGATGCGAGCGTGAATATCCGCATCGGCCCCTTTGTGGACATCGGGGACGGGTACACGGCCAAGACGGGGCTGACCATCGCGCAGGGCGACGTGCTACTGTCGAAGAACAACGCCGCATTTGCCACGAAGAACAGTTCCGCCGGCGCGACGCACGACATCCAGGGCTATTACTACGTCCCGCTGGATGCGACGGACGTTGGCACGCCGGGAAGCCTGCGCGTGATCGTGAGCAAGCAGGCAGCGTCGGCCATGCCGGTGTGCGAGGACTTCCAGATTCTGCCGCCGAATGTGTTCGAGTCCATTTCGGCCGGCGTGGAGTTCCTCGAGGTGAGCTCGTTGCGCAATCAGTTCGGCATTAGCGGCACGACGTTGTCGGTGCTGAAGCGTGACGATACGACGGAGCAATACACGCGTTCTGTGGTAGTCGGTGCCGGCGCCGATCCGATTGTCGGGCTAAAGCCGGTGTCCTGATCTATGTCCGTCGTCCACGTCAAAAGCAACACGGTCGCCGACTGGACCGGCACCGTCACGGTCGGCAATTCGACCGGCGGGACGGGCACGATTGCCGCAACGGATCTGGTGCGGCCGGCCGACTGGAACAGCGGCCACAATCAGTACTACTCGCTGGCCGGAAACACGACCAACGCGAGCACGGCCAGCGGGACCAACGTCTACTGGCAAGGCGCGGGCGGCATCACGCTGGCGGGGTCCACCGGGACCATCGTCGTTTCCGGCCCGCCGAGACTGGCCTACGAGAGCACCGTCAACGTGCCGCTCGCCGCGTCAACGCAGTCTTCGCTCGGCCAGAACTCGTGTTGGTTCGCGCCGTTCCGAATCAGCGGCGGGACGCTCAACGCTTCGTCGTTTCAGATCGCGCAGTCATTCACCGGCACCGCAACGAGTGCGGCGACCGCGCAGTGGGGGCAGACGTTTAACTGGGCGCTGTACTCCAAGGTTAACAGCACCCAATACAGCAGCTTCACGTCGGGCCAGTTGACGATGCAGGTGTGGAACAGCGGCACGTCGTCGGCGTCGCTGGCCTACGCGGGCAGCACATCGAGCAGCGCCGGGTCGAATCTGATTACCGCAAGCCTGTACGGGCTGCGCCGGTACGCGGTGGACATCGCGCAGACGCTGACAGAGAATGACTACCTGTTCGGGCTGCACGTCAGCACGTCCAGCGCAAACTATTCGGCGCTGATCCGCACGGCAGGGGTGGTATGCGACGGGCCGTTGCAAGTGGCGATTGGCGACTGGATCGCCGCGACCCAAAACACAATTAATCCGCTGTACGTCGGGCGCTACACGACGACGACCAACAACGTGCCGGGTTCGGTTGCGCCGTCGCACATTGCGGCGAGCCTCGGCGTTGTGCCGTTCGTCAAGCTCGGGGCAGTCTGATGGAGATCGTCGCCTACGACTTTGGGCGGCACAATCTCGACCTGCAAGCGGCGTCCTCGCGCATCATCGAAGGTGCGACGTGGAAGAAGCAGCGCGTCATCGTGCTCATTCCGTCGGCGGCGACGATCCCGGCGAAGGTGGCGTTGAGCCACTGGAACCTGATGTTCCCGCCGAACCAGCCGGTCTACCGCATGCTCTGTCTCGGCATGGAGGTCGGGCAGGCGTACACCGAAGGCATCGAGGCGATCCTAGGCAACCCGGACCTGCGCGAGTGGGAGTACCTGTTGACGGTGGAGCACGACAACGTGCCGCCGCCGGATGGGGTGTTGAAACTCATCGCGCAGATGGAGGCGCACCCGGAGTTGTCGTGCATCGGTGGCCTCTACTGGACGAAGGGTGAGGGTGGCGTGCCGCAGATTTGGGGCGACCCGAAAGACCCGGTGCTCAACTTCCGGCCGCAACCGCCCGTCGCCGGGCAACTGATCGAGTGCTGCGGCACCGGCATGGGTTTCAACCTGTGGCGGCTGTCAATGTTCAAGGACGGCAAGTTACGCAAGCCGTGGTTTCGCACCGTGGCGAGCGCCGAGGAAGGCTTCGGCACCCAAGACCTGCATTTCTGGAACGACGCGCGCAAGCATGGCTACCGCTGCGCAGTGGATTGCAGCGTGCTCGTCGGCCACTATGACCACGGATCGGGGATGACCTGGTGAAACTCGATCTTGGCTGCGGGACCAAAAAGCGCGAGGGGTTCATCGGCGTCGACTCGCGCGCGTTCGATGGGGTCGATGTCGTGTGCAATCTCGGCGTCGATGCGTGGCCGTGGGCCGATGATGTCGTCGAGGAAGTCTACTGCGCGCACATGCTGGAGCACTTGACAGCAGCGGAGCGGATTCACTTCGTCAACGAGCTACATCGCGTGATGAAGAAGGGCGCTAAGGCGTCGATCATCGTCCCGCATTGGGGGTCGTCGCGGGCCTACGGCGATTTAACGCACCAATGGCCGCCCGTCGTGGAATTCTGGTTCTACTACTTGACGCGCTCATGGCGCGAGGATCAGGCGCCGCATTCGGACTTCTACACCTGCGACTTCGACGTGACGTGGGGCTACGGGATGCACCCGTCGCTGCTGGTGCGCAATCAGGAATATCAGCAGTTCGCGCTTAACTTCTACCGCGAAGCGGCGCAAGACATCCATGCGGCGCTGACTAAACGAGGGTAAAGGGCGATGGCTTGGCAGCCTAACGGATTCCAGCCGAACGCCTTTCAACCCGGTCCGCCAGGAGAACAAGCGCCAGCCGGCGGGTTGAGCAGCCTTGCGCTGCTTGGGCTGAACGTCGGTATACTTTCGTCCGGGGCGAGTAAGTCGCTGACGCCGACGAAGGGAACGCTGACCCTCACGGGCCGGCAACCCACGGTTGCGCAGACGGCGAACCAGATCATCGAGCCGGCAAAGGGCTCGCTGTCGCTGGCGGGCTACGTCCCGACGCTCGAGCAGCCGCAGGTGGTGACGCCGGTCAAGGGCACGCTGACGCTCTCCGGCAACGTCGCCACGGTTGCCCAGGCTGCGAACCAGACCATCGAGGCGGTCGTCGGGCACCTGACGGCGACGGGGTACGCGCCTGGTGTCGAGCGGACGGCGAACCAGACGGTCGGGCCGCCGGAAGTGGGCCACCTGTCCCTAAACGGGCAGACGGCAACGGTAAGCCAGCCTCGCGTGCTGGAGCCTGTTAGCGGGGCGCTTACCCTTACCGGCCGACAGCCGACGATAGAACAGACGGGCGGTATCCCTGGGTTCTTCTCGTTGGCGCTGTTGGGCCTGCCCATCGGGGCGGATACGGGGGCGCAGTCGCTAACGCCGTCGACCGGGCACCTAACGCTCGGTGGCAAAGTCCCGGTTGTCGGGTTCGATCAGGACGTATTCCCCGCGAAGGGCGCACTGACCCTGACGGGCAAGGTGCCCACGGTCGGCAATCAGGAAATCCTGATCGAGTGGGACGACGTAGGCGCCGACGAGGGCTATCGCGTCAAGTGGGGCACGTCGACCGGGGTCTATAGCTGGTCGGCGGACGTTGCGACCGATGTCCTGCAGTACGAGGTCAAGGGATTAACCTTTGGCGTCACGTATTACATCGCCGTCTACGCGCTGGTCGACGGCGAAGAGCAGGAAGCGTCGGTAGAGCAGGTATTCACGGCGGGGCTGTGGCACCTGCCGACGACCGGGCATCTGACCCTGGGCGGCAAGGTGCCCACGGTCGTCCAGGGTGCGGCGCAGTCGGTCACGCCGACGAAGGGCAATTTGGCCCTGGGCGGCAAGGTTGCGACGGTTACGCAGCCGCGCGAGCTCACGCCGACCAAGGGCGCGCTGACGCTTACCGGCTACCAGCCGACAGTAGCGCAGGCGAGGCTTGTAGAGCCATCTACGGGGTCGCTGACGCTGACGGGGTATGCGCCTACCCTGACGCAGCCGCGTTCGCTAGAGCCCGTTCTAGGCCATCTGGCGCTGACCGGCTATGTGCCCGACGTATCGCAGGCGCGGACGGTCGATCCGGTCAAGGGTAGCCTGTCGCTGACCGGCAAGCAGCCGACGGTGACGCAGACGGCGGGCACGGCGCTCGAGCCGCTGCCGGCAAGCCTGACCCTGACGGGCTATGCGCCCGAGGTGACGCTGGTCGGGCCGATCCTGGTCGAGCCGGGGACCGGCAACCTGCGTCTGCGCGGGTACATCCCGACGATCACGGGGCCGAACTACCCGAGGACGGGTGCCGGCGGGACGGGCGGTGGGCGCGGGCGCAAGCCGAAGCGGGTCATCTGGATCGAACCGGACGATGACGGCCCGGTGGTCGAGGTCGAATCCGCTGCCGAGGTGCCGAAGGCGGCCAAGGCGATCAAGCGGCAGGCGAAGGCTATCGCCAAGCAGGCCATCCGCGAGCGGACGGCGATCCCGGAACTGCCGAAGTGGGTCGTTCACGGTGATGCACCGTTTGCCGACGATCTGCGGCAGCGGATCGAAGAGATTCGGGCGAATTTCGCCTATGTCTATCAACTGATGCTGATAGAGCAGCGTCGGCGCGGCGAAGAGGACGAAGAAGACGTGTTCCTGCTGACGCTATGAACCACGAACAACGCGCGGCATCCGCGCAACGCATCCTGGACGATGAACTCTTTCGGGAAGCATTCAACACGGTCGAAGCGAACATTGTCGCCAAGCTCGCTCAACCGAACAGCGCGCCCGAGCAAGTGCAGGAACTGCACCAATCGCTCGTATCGCTGCATCGCATCCGCCGTTACCTGCAGCAAGTGATCGTTACAGGCACGATGGAAGCGATGGAAGAGCAGCGCAAGGCGACGACAAAGCGAGGCAAGTAATGGCAGACATTCCAGCGGCCAATCCGGCACCGGAAGCCGCACCGCAGGCAACGCCCGAGCAGCGCATCGCGGCCATCCTCAACGAGAGGGACACGGCAGATGCGCCAGAGGAAGCGCCCGCACCTACGGAAGCGGCACCGGAACAGCCGCAAGAAGCGCCAGCGGTAGAGCAAGCCGAATCGGACGAACTGACGGCAGAGGATTTGCCAGACGATCAGGCCGAAACGCCCTCGAGCGGCGAGGAGTTCGAGATTGTCCACAACGGCCAACAGCGCAAGCTGAGCCGAGAAGAGACGATCCGGCTCGCACAGCAGGGATTCGACTATACGCAGAAGACGCAGGTACTCGCAGAGGCTGCTCGCAGCGTCAACGAGCGTCTGCAGCGGTTGCAGGAAGTGGAAGCGGTCAATGAAGTGCTCGCAGCCGACCTTGCGACCGTCAAGGCATTCGAAGCGCAACTGCAACGCTTCCAGGGGATCGATTGGGTGAAGCTGGCAACGGACGACCCGCTCGAGTACCCGAAGTATCGCGCGCAATACGACCAGATCGTGCAGGGGTATCAAGCCGCCGCCCAGCAGTACGGGCAAAAGCAACAGGCGGTGAACACCCAACTGCAGCGCATCAAGGCCGACATGCTCGCGCAGGAAGTGGCGCTGTTGCCGAAGTTTGTCCCGGCGTGGAACGACCAAGCCAAGTTCAAAGAGGCGCAGAACGAGATCGTCGCCTACATCAAAGCGGCGGGTTACGACCCGGCTGCTCTTGCGGGCAAGTACCTCGACAATGCGTTCTCGATGGCGACGGCGTGGAAGGCTGCGCAGTACGACAAGCTCCAGAAGGCCAAGAGCGAGAAGTCGAAACTCGTGCGAACGGCGCCGCCGGTAGTCAAGCCCGGTGCCAGCCAACCCGCTCAATCGGCGAGGGCCGAGGCGGAACGCAAGGCACATGATCGTCTGCGAAAGACGGGCGATCTTCGGGACGCGGCGACGCTATTGCTCAACCGCTTGAAGTGAAAGGATGAGGCCACATGGGCACTCCTACCGCAGCATTCCAAACCTATGCCGCAGTCGGCATCAGGGAAGACCTGGAAGATGTCATCTACGACATCTCTCCTATGGACACTTGGTTTTTCACCAAGGCCAGCCGTATGCGTGCGACGAACACGCTGCACGATTGGCAGACGGATGCGCTGGCCGCGCCGAACGGGGACAACGCCTACGTTGAAGGCGACGACTTCTCCGCGCAGGCCGTGACGGCGACGACCAAGTACCGCAACTACACCCAGATCGCCCGCAAGGAGATCGTGGTCAGCCGCACCATGAACAAGGTGAACACGGCCGGCCGCAAGGAAGAGCTTGCCTATCAGATCGTCAAGAAGGGCAAGGAGCTCAAGCGGGACATCGAAACGGCGTGCATCCAGAACAAGGCTGCAACGTCGGGCGGTGCCTCGTCGGCGCGCGTCGCCGCGAGCGTGGAAAGCTGGATCTTCTCGGCCAACCACGTCAAGGCATCGACGCAGACGACCTCCTCGACGACGGCGCCGGTCAACGGCATCCAATCGACGGTCGGTGTGGACGGCACGGTGGTGGCGTTCAATGAGGGCGACCTCAAGAACTGCCTGCAGCAAGCGTGGTCGTGCGGCGGCGAGACGGACACCATCCTGCTCGGCGCGGTGCTGAAGAACAAGCTGGATGCGTTCTCCGGTATCGCCACCCGCTTCCGCAACGTGGCGGCGGGGCAGCAAGCCGACATCGTCGCGGCGGCCGACGTGTACGTGTCGTCGTATGGCTCGCACAAGGTCGTGCTGTCCCGCTACATGCGGGCGACCGTCGTGCTGTGCCTGGACTCCTCGACGTGGGGCATCGCGTGGCTGGACCCGATCCAGAGCATGTCCATGCCGAAGTCGGGCGACAGCGAGCGGCACATGCTGGTCTGCGAGTACACGGTCGTGGCGAAGTCGCCCACGGCGAACACGAAGCTGACCGGCGTCAACTAGTTTCCTTGGGGCGTCAACTATTGGGGGCGGGAGCGATCCCGCCTCCTTTTTTATGGAACGCATACTCGATTTCAACCCGTTGACCGGCATGACCGTGACTTTTCAATACGATCATGCAAACGAACAACTCATCATCGGCCACAAGCAGGATGCGTCGGCTGTGATCGAGGACAACAAGTGGGCGCTGCTCGACCTCGAGAAGCACAAGAGGCAGGCCAAGAACGAGTTTGCCCATTACGCCAAGATTCCCGAAATCGTGCAGATGGAATGGAAGGTCAAGTACGGCGTTGACTTCCTTGACCCGAACCATTGGCCTAGGGTGCTAAAGCTGCTGGAAGATCCCGAATACAAATACCTCAAGCGGACGACCTATAAGCATGATCGCTAACAAGGTCCGCGCCGCGTGGGAACTGGTCACGCGCAAGGAATTTACCGAGGCGTGGCCGATCATCAGCGACGTATTGAACGAGGAGCCGGATAATCCGTCGGCGTTGTACCTCGCGGGCTGCGTGATGCGCTCGCAGAGTCACGTCGGGCTATCGGTCAACCTGTTTCGGCGTGCACTAGCGATCAGGCAGGACATCCCGAACATCTGGATGCACTACGGCGCCGCTCTACACGACACGCACAGTTACGACGAAGCGCGCGAGTGCTTTACGGCGGTGCTCAAGTGGTTGCCGACCGACCCGATGCCTTACGGGAACATCGCCGCCGGCTACATCCAGCAGGGCAAGGCGCGGGAAGCGTGCGAATGGGCCGACAAGGCGTTGGCGCTCGATCCGGAGCACACCATTGCCAAGATCGCCAAGGCTTTCGGGTGCTTGGCGCTCGGCCGGTGGGCTGACGCTTGGGAGCACATCGACGCGCTGTACGAGGAGAAGCTGGTCGCGCGGGTCTACACGCCGGATAAGGAGCCGGTGTGGGACGGCAGCAAGGGTAAGACGGTCGTGGTGTGGACGGACCAGGGATTGGGCGATCAGATCATGTTCGCGCAGTGCTTGCCCGAGATGATCCGCGACTGCAAGGAAGTCATTATCGACACGTCCGAGCGGATGGAAGGCTTCTTCCGCCGGAACTTTCCCGGTGCGACGGTCTACGGCACGCTGAAGAAGCGCGGGCTGGATTGGCCGGCGAAGCACAAGATCGATGCCGGGATGCAGTTGTCGTGGATCGGCAAGTATTACCGGCGCAAGGATGAGGATTTCCCGAAGCGCCCGTACATCGTGCCCGATCCTGAGAAGGTCGCGGAGGTGCGCAAGGCGCTCGAGAAGCTGCCGAAGCCGTGGGTAGGCATCGCGTGGCGCGGCGGCATTCCGGAGACGAACACGAAGGCGCGCAGCATGGAGTTGACCGACCTTGCGCCGGTCATCAAGGCGGGCGGGACGATGATCTCGCTAGCCTACCAAGACGTGCGGCAGGAAATTGCGCGTTGGAACATTGAGAATCCGGAGCAGATCATCGTTCCGGTGATCGATAACCAAGGCGACTTCGATTGGACGCTGGCGCTGATTTCCGAGCTAGACCACGTCGTGACGGTGACGACGACGGCGGCGCACGCCTGCGGTGCACTGGGCAAGCGGTGTTATGTGCTGGTCAATCAGGTGCCGCAGTGGCGCTACGCGCACGGCAGGGACCATCTGCTCTGGTATCCGGACAGCCTGACGCTGTACCGGCAGCGGCCCGGTGAGAAGGGCTGGGAGCACGCCGTTGCGCGGCTGACAAAGGATTACAAGACCTGGGTGCTCGGAGAAGGGGAGCGCAAGTGCGCGTAGTGACCACGGTTCACAAGGAAGGATTCGATCAGTACGGGCATCGGTGGCTGGAAGGGCGGAAGTTTTGGCCGAAGGGCACTGAGTTCTGGTTCTACACCGAAGGCTTCGACCTGCCGGCGGACGGCATGGTGGTGCGCGACCTGATGGCAATCGAGGAGTTTGCCACCTGGAAGCGCAAATATGGGTTCTACACGCCGCCCGGTTGGCAGTGGGATGTCGTCAAGTACGCGCACAAGGTCTTCGCTGCCATCGACGCGCTGATGGACTACGACGGCATCGGGGTGTGGCTGGATGCCGACTGCGTGACCTTCGCGCAGATTCCGGAAGGGCTGATCGAGGCGCAGGTGAAGGACGATTACATCGCCCACTACGGCCGCACCGGGATGTATACCGAGACGGGCATGTGGATCGTGAACTGTGCCCATGAGCAGCATAAGAATTTTTGTGCGACGTGGAAGGATATTTACCACGCCGAGCAGTTCAAGAACCTGCCGCAGTGGCATGACTGCATGACGTTGGACGCGACGATACGCGCATTTACGCGGGACAAGCTCATCACGACGCACAATCTGTCGGGCGAGCACCACAAGGCGATGCACCCGCAGGCGAAAACGGAATTCGGGCAGTACATCGACCACTGCAAAGGCCCGCGCAAGATGGTCGGCGCGTCGCCAGAGAACACGAACCGGCAGAAGGTGGCCGCGTGAGGGCGCTGATTACGGGCGTTTGCGGCCAGGATGGGTGGTATCTCTCGGAGTTCCTGCAGTCGCAGGGGTACGAGGTGATCGGCACGCGGCGCGGCAACGAGGAACCGGGCGAGGAGCCGCCGGGGGTGCGTGTCGTGTTCGGTGACGTATCGGATGCACTGTGTATGCGGTCGTTGGCGGAGGAGCATCGACCGGATGAAATCTACAACCTAGCGGCGATTACGCATGTCGGTGACAGTTTTTCCGCGATGGCTGCGTCATTCCAAGTCAACGCTGTCGGGGCGGCTAACTGCCTGGATGCTGCGGCTCGTATTGGCGCGAAGTTCTATCAGGCAAGCACGTCAGAACTCTTTGGCGACAGCCCACCGCCGCAGGACGAGTCGAGTCCGATGCGGCCGCGCAGCCCGTATGCCTGCGCCAAGCTCGCGGCGTACTGGCTGACGAAGAACTACCGCGAACGTGGGCTGCACGCCACGAATGGCATCCTGTTCAATCACGAATCGGTGCGCCGAGGCGGCGGCTTCGTGACGCAGAAGGTCGCGCGGGCGGCGGCGGCAATCGCGCAAGGCAGGCAGTCCGAGCTCGTGCTCGGCAATCTGGATGCGGCGCGGGATTGGGGTCATGCGCGGGACTACGTGCGCGGCATGTGGATGCTGATGCAAGGTCCGCCGGATGACTATGTGCTGGCGACAGGGCAGATGAGAACGGTGCGGGATCTGTGCGATGTGGCGTTTAGCCACGTTGGGCTCGATTACCGGCTTTACGTCAAGTCGTCGGACGAATACCGTCGCCCGCTCGAGGTCGAGCAGTTGTGCGGTGATGCAAGCAAGGCGCGGGCGCTAGGCTGGCAACCGTTAATCTCGTTCGACGACATGATTTGCGAGATGGTGGACCATGCGCTCGCTCACTAGCTCAACGTGGGACGGGCTGGAACTCGAGGCCGTCCTGCGGGTCGCCGCGAGCGGGCAAACGACGATGGGGCCGGAGGTCGCGGAGTTCGAGCGCGAATACGCGGCGTTCTGCGGCACGCGTTACTGCGTGGCGGTCAATAGCGGCTCGAGCGCGAATTTGGTCATGGTGGCGGCGTTCACGCTGCGCCGTGGCGGGCCGGGAACGGTGATCGTGCCGACGGTGGGCTGGGCGACGAGTTACTCGCCATTCCAGCAGTACGGGTGGCGGCTGGTGTTCGTGGACATCGACCGCGAAACGCTCAACTACGACACCAGGCAGTTGCGGGCCGCCTGCCGCAAGTATCAACCGGACTGCATCCTGGCGGTCAACCTGCTGGGCAATCCGAACGACTTTGACGAGTTCCCGAACGGCATCCAGATCCTCGAGGACAACTGCGAGTCGATGGGTGCGCGCTACAACGGGCGCGTAACCGGGTCGTTCGGGGAGATGGGCACGCATTCGACGTTCTTTAGCCACCACATCTGCACGATGGAAGGTGGCATGGTGACGACGAACGACGAGCATTATTACCAAATGCTGTTATCGCTCCGGTCGCATGGCTGGACGCGGCATCTGCCCGAGGAAAACGTGTTTAGCGAGCCGGTGGAGAAGTTCCGCTTCATCCTTCCCGGCTACAACGTCAGGCCGACCGAGATGCAAGGTGCGCTCGGTCGCGTGCAGTTGCGGAAGTTGCCTGGATTCATTGCGCAGCGTCGAGACAATGCGGATAGGTTCCCATTGCGCACGCAGCGGGAGGTGGGCGAATCGTCGTGGTTCGGTTTCGTGGTGTTTGACGAGGACCGCGACAAGGTGATCGGTGAGCATGAGACGCGCCCGGTGGTGACGGGCAATTTCCTGCGGCAGCCGGTCATCTCGCACTACCGCTACGAAGTGCATAACGGAACGGAGAACGCTGACTATATCCACGATCACGCATTGATGATCGGGAATAGCCACGAACGCATCGAATGGGAATCACTGAAAAGATCGACGCCATCACTCTTGTCGCAGGCAGCCGATTTGCTGCGCAGCCGCCAGCGCCAAAGTCCGTAAAGATCGAGCTTACCGGGCGCTGTAATTATCGCTGTGGATTCTGCGCGCTCCGGACGCGCAAGGTGCAACCGAAGGGCGATATGGACTTCGCCCTGTTCAAGCGAATCACGCGCGAGATGCGCGAGGCCGGCGTCGAAGAAATCGGCGTGTTCTACCTGGGCGAGTCGTTCATGGCGCCGCAGCTGCTGGTGGACGCGATCCGGTGGTGCAAGCGCGATCTCGGCTTTCCGTATGTGTTCCTGACGACGAACGGGAGCCTATGCACGGCGCTCAACCTGTTTGCGGTCATGGAGGCCGGGCTGGATAGCCTGAAGTTCAGCATCAACGCGGCGGGCGATGCGCAGTTCCGCGAGGTGATGGGCGTCAAGCCGGAGCTCTACGCGCAGGCACTCGAGGCGGTCAAGGTGGCGCGGACGGTGCGAGACGATCACGGTTTCGGCTGCGGCATCTACGCGAGTTCCATCCGCTACGACGGCGAGCAGCAGGCGCAGATGGAAGCGTTGCTTTCCGAGCATGTGCTGCCGTACGTCGATGAGCACTATTGGCTGCCGTTGTATTCGATGGGGTCGCTGGCGACGCAGCGCGAGGCCGAGTTGGGGTATCGCCCGACAGCGGGCAATCAGGGGCGCCTGGGCGCGCTACGGGAGCCGTTACCTTGTTGGAGCGCGTTTACGGAAGGGCATGTTACCGCCGACGGCGCGTTGTCCGCCTGCTGTTTCGATGCGGATTCACGCTGGAAGATGGGCGATCTCAATACGCAGAGTTTTATGGAAGCGTGGAACAGCCCGTCGTTTGTCGCCTTGCGCGAGGCGCATCTGCGCAAAGACGTGCGCGGAACGCCGTGTGAGGAATGCGTGGCCTATGCTTGAGGCGATCAATATCTACATTGGCTATGATCCCGTCGAGCCGGTCGCGTACCACGTCTGCGCGGATTCGATCATCCGCAATGCGTCGCTTCCGCTGCGAATCACGCCGCTTGCCCTGAATACGTTTGCGTTCGGGTACGACGAGAAGCATAAAGACGGCAGCAATCAGTTTATCTACTCGCGGTTTTTGATCCCGTGGCTGCAGTCCTGGCATGGCTGGGCGCTGTTCCTCGACGGCGACATGATCCTGCGGGAAGGCGTTGACATTGCCGACCTGTGGATGCAACGCGATCCGTACCGGGCCGTCCAAGTGGTGCAGCATCCGGAGTATTGCACCAAGCACAAGACCAAGTATCGCGGTGCGCCCAATGCGGACTATCCGCTCAAGAATTGGTCGAGCGTGATCCTGTGGAATTGCGGTAGCTACCCGAATCGGGTGCTGACGCCGGATTACGTGCAGCGGGCTCCGGGCAGCCACTTGCACCGCTTTGAGTGGATCAGGGACCGCGACCGGATCGGCTGCCTTTCGTCGGAGTGGAATCGGCTTGTGCTCGAGCAGGATGTGCGGCCGACCGACAAGCTACTGCACTACACCATCGGGACGCCGTGCTTCAAGGACTACGCGGACTGCGATCACGCGGACGAGTGGCATAGGGCGGCGGCTGCCGCGTTCTCGCACCAGGAGGCGTGATGTCGCTTGATACCTATGCAAACCTGAAAACGGAGATCGCGGCGTGGACATCGCGCACCGATCTCACGTCGCAATTGGATACGTTCATCGACTTGTTCGAGTCGTGGGCGAACCGCAACTTGCGGACGCGGCAGATGGAAAACGAGGCGTATGCGTCGGCGGCAGAGTACATCGCACTGCCAGACGATTATCTAGAACTCCGCGATATTCAGTGGCAGGGCTCGCCGCGTCGGCAATTGCAGTACGTCACGCCGGAATATGCGGACATGTACGACACCGACGGCGCAACGGGCTTGCCGGTGTACTACACGCTTGTTGGCAATCAATTGCGGTTGATCCCGGCGCCTGACAGCGATACGACGGTGCGCATCAGCTATTGGCAGTCAATCACGCCGCTTGATGGCACGAACACGTCGAATTGGCTGCTTGCGGCGTACCCGGATGCGTATCTGTATGGATCGCTGATGCACGCGCGGGCCTTTATTCCGGACGAGCGGGCCGCGCTCGTTAAAGCTGGTTGGCAGGAAGTGATGGCGGAAGTGCAATCCGCCGGCAAGAAGTCAAACATCGGCGGATCGTTGCAAATCCGCGCTGCGTAGGGGATCTTAGATGGCTACCTTTACTAAGTTCAATCCGTTTGTTGAAAACCTCGCGGAAGGCGTTTGCACGCTTGACGACGATGACAAGTATGTGTGTCTTGTCAACACGGCGCCTACGTCTTCCAATGGAGTGTTTACCGACTTGACGGAAATCACGGCCGGCAACGGGTACACAGCGGGCGGCAACAAGGCCAACCTTACGTCATCGGCGCAAACAAGCGGTACGTACAAGCTTGTTCTGGCCGACCCGGCAACGTGGACCGCGAGCGCAGGATCAATCGGCCCATTCAGGTGCGCGGTGTTGTATCAGAATTCCGGCACCAAGCCGCTGATTGGTTATTGGGACTACGGCTCTTCGATCACGCTGGCGGCTGGCGAGACGTTTACGGTTGACTTCGACGCTTCGACAGGCGTGCTGCAGTTGGTCTAATGCCATACGGCCTGCGCATCCGGTTTGAGCAGTCGTTGCGACAATTGTCGCTGACGGCCGCCTATGGTGCGTTTCGCAACAACGGCCAAACGGCGACGTTGCGTGCGACGTTCAATCCGGTCAGCGGCTTGCCAACATGGGTGCCCGCCCTGAACACGTTGGCAACGATCAACCAGAACGTATTGACTGCCGTTGATCCATGTCCAGCAGCCATTTGTCCGTATGAGGGCGAAGGCGATTACACGCGGATGCTGACGGCGTGGAACAGCGGATTCTGGGCGTCGGATTATGAGCAGCTTGGAGCGTTCGGCGTTTGCGGCGGCGGCGATGCGGACTATTGGGCGAATCACGTTACCGTGTTCCCGCTGTCTACGCGGCAATGGGTGCGCGTCAATAGCCCAAGCCTGGCGGCAAGCGTGGCAAACGAAACCTATGTTCGCAGCAACGCTTACGGTGAGTGGCCGGATGGCACGCCGGCCATGCCGCATACCTACGGAAACATTGCCTACATGCCATCAAGCATGGGCGGCGGGACGTATGGATCGGTGGTCTTGCCGTGGAAGTCGTTTTACATGCGGCAGTCGAGTACCGGGCACGGCCACAAGTGCGACCTTGCTACGGGCACATGGTCGCGGGCGACATCGACGGCCGGAGCGGGGTCGGAGGCGTGTTTTGCGTTGGATTCGACGCGGAATCGCTTTGTCGGCGTGCTTACCGGTAGCGGCAACGCTTACCAGACGACGTTGCGCGTGCTGGGCTCGTTCTCGAGCGGGACGGCGGCGCATACGACGGTCGGCCCAGCGCATTGGGGGCTTGGCAATTATGCGGCGTGCGATTACGCGCCAGGATTGGATGCGCTGCTCGTCGTCGGATCGGATCTGCTGTGGACGCAGAAGCTGCGCGGCTACGACATGGCGTCGGCCACCGGGGCATATTACGACCTGACGATTACCGGCGACGCATTGCCGACGACCGGCGGGCTTGGGTTGGCGTGGGCGGAAGATGCCAACGCGCTGTATTTGCTCTCGACGGGATCGGCAGATAAGCAGTATCTGTGGAAGTGCTCTCCGCCTGCCGGCGATTGGCGCACCGGAGCGTGGACGGTGACGCGGATCACGATGACCGGCGCCACGGTGACGGACACGCCGACGGCTAATGGCATGTGGCAACGGCTACGCTACGCTGAGTCGATCAAGTCGCTTGTTTGGGTGCATAGCGTTGGCGGGCCGGTGTATTGCTATCGCGTAGCCAATCCGACGGCGACAATCACGCTGCAAACGACGACGACGGCGGTCACGCATCCGAATGCGTCGGCGGTTGTCTCGCCTAGCAGCAAGCATTTGTGCTTTAGCTACTCGTCTGGACGTTGGTGGAAGATGACCGGCGACCATCGGCGCGACGATGTGGAGTCCGACGATTCTTACGACGGGCGGCAGGAAATCTATTCGTTCACGGTGCTGGCGAACGATTGGCGCCGCGATCAACGGTATTACATCTACGATCCGGCACAGGTGCAGCAGTTCCAGCCTGACGACGCCTTTAGCGTCGCTATGCCGAACAATGAAATTTGGGTGTACCGTAGCACGGGTGTCTTGACGAGGCCGGCGGTGCCGCCCGAGGGCGCAACCGCGCCAACGGCGGAGCAAGTGTACGACCACATCATGGCGTACAACACGCAGACGCTGCGGTGGCGCAAGGTGCGGGCGATTCAGAACGCAGGCACATCGGACAACCACGATGAGTGGCTATATGGCCGCTCGTGGCGAGGGACGTATGACGCCAAGCGGGACCGCGTGCTCATCCCGTTGGAGTACAACGGGCTCAAGGTGTTCGAGATGCGCGGCAGCGACGGGGCCGACATCTCGCCTCGCGTCCCATCGACCGGACGACTGTACGGGCGGAACTGCCCGTATGCGTACCACTGGACGATTGATCCAGATACGGATTACGCCTATGCGATGGATTGGCGCTATGGCAATTTCTATCGGATCAACCTGCTCGATTTCAACCAGATCACGAATCTCGGCATTTTCCCGAATGAGGCGTTTCGCGTCATTGGACCGTCAATCTTGACGCGCGGGGTGCGCCAGTGTTGGCATCCAGGCTTGCGTGCGGTCATCGTCATGGGCTATGCCTGGAACGTTTACGAAGTGGATACGGGCACGCTGACGCAAATCCCGCGCGCGGACTACTTCATCGGATCGGACAATACGACACAGATTTACACGTCGGATGTGTTCTATGACGGCGATTCTGGGTTTGTGGTTTCCATAGGCGGCATCGATTGGGGCGGCAAGATTGCGCCCGCCGTTTATTACAAGCAAGCATTTACGAGGGGCTAATGGCACGTCCTAGCGCACCTGTCATCTTGAACAAGTCCAACGCCATTGGGGCGTCGGTGGACCGTTGTTGGCTAGTGACGGCCGATGCGGACGTAACTGACCTTAATGCGACCGGACCGACGCTGACGCGCGTTTCGTCTCCGGCGTATACCGATGACAGCTATGTTGGGCCGAGTTTCGGTGGCACGGGTTACTGCCAGAACACCGAGACATCGGCCATCATGACAGTATCGGGATTCCGCACGGGGGCGATCTTTGCGCGCGCGTCCACAAAATCATCGAGCTCAGGTATCGAAGTGCTTTGGTCGATTGGCGGCGATACGGAAGCGATTACCACAGGTGAGTGGTATTACGCGTTGGTGATCGATGACGGAACGCTCGGGCTTGCAGGGTCGGCGGCAGGCAAGATTTTTGCGGTTTGGAAAACGTCGAAGTACAACACGCTTATCGGGCGAGGCGGTCCTGTCCTGGCGGCCAATACGGCGTACTTCGTTACGCATAGATTGTCGGCATGGTCGGATGCGCTGTCGGTCAATGATGTCGAGTACACCGGCACAGGATTGGCAGGCGCAACGTGGAATGGCGGCGGAAAGTACGTCAATCTGGGCTGCCGCGATTCATACAATCACACGGCAGATCAGATCATCGCCGCCGATACGCATGTGGCAGCGGCATGGTTTGACGTTAACGGTGCTGCGGACATCTCCGATGTGCAAGCAAAGGCGTGGTCGGCCGACGGGTGGGCCATGTTTTCGGGTGGCGGCGTGGGCATATCAAAAACCACGAGACAAACTCTTTTGGGAGTAGGTTAGAAAAAGCGGCCGGAATCATCGCGTTTGCGATGTTGCCAGCGGATATTGTATGTGCGGTTTTGTGCTTGTTCTTTCCGCGTTGCCCAACGGCAATTGGATGGCTCATAGTTGCCGTGATTATTGATGCGCTCTAGTGTATGTTTTGGCGTTGGCTTTGGCCCCATGTCTTCTAGAAACGATTGAAACGATCTGGCCCACCTATCGCAAACAGTGATGCCTCGGCCGCCGTATCGTGCGTAATGGGTCGAGGATGGATTCGTGCAGCGTTGTTTCATTGAAATCCATGTTGAATATTCTGTAGGGCGAGCTTTTTTTGTTGTGTGACCAAGCAAGGCATATGTTGCTCCGCGTTTACATCCACAACTAGTCGAGTTCCCTTTTGTAAGGCTAATTCCTTGCACGATTCGTTCTGTGCCACACGCGCATCGGCATAGCCATTGCGATCTATAATTTCGTTTTTCTGCCTCCTGCAAAACTGTCCATAAGCCAAACGTTTGTCCTGTTAGGTTTCGAAAGTTGTAAGCGCGAGACATTCGTATCTCCTGTTAAGAGTCTTAAGTGTAACACACATA